CTGGCATTCTTGCTTGCCAACAACGACACCAGCCTGGGGTTCAGCATCGGCGTGGACGTGAATGATACGAACCAGCCGCAGACGCTGAATTCGTTTTTCTTCCTCGACTTCACGACGCATACCGTGCTGGCGAGCTTCACGGGTGGGACGACCGGCAACGTGCCATCGAAGAACAACGGCACCGGCTTCCCGGATTACTCCATCACCGGGGCGCTGCTGAACCTGAACGATGTGCATGTGGGTGACACGATCGGTTTCGTGGCGCTCATGTCTGGGTTGAACGATGGCCCGGATAGCTTCTTTATCGAAGCGGCACCGGCAGTGGCTCAGACGCCATTGCCTGCATCGTTCCTGTTGTTCGGTATTGGTCTGGTCGGTTTGGCTGGACTGGTACGGAAGCAGAAGACGAATAGGCTCGCGTAGGCGACAGAGGTAGGCTGGCATAGTTCCCGCTCTGCCAGCGTACAGGCCAGTCGGAGTTCCGCCACCCATCGCTACTCCGGCGGGCCACTGTTTGAGTCACACACATAGCAGGAGGATAGTATGCCAGCAGGAAGTCTAGGCGCATCACGGGTACGGGAGGACTTCAACCCGTCCAAGAACGATCTTGTCACGAAGATCAAGCGGTACTCTGCCGACCTGATTGATTTGTGTCATGACGAGCAGGACAAGGGCGTTGAGTCGGAGGAGGCTCGTTTGTGGGCACTGGCTATGACGCACTACGAAGACGCTGCCATGTGGGCAGTCAAAGCTGCTACAACGCAGAAGTAGGCTTGCCTGACGGTGAGGTCAGGCATGCCCTCGCGTAGGCGGGGGTGAAGAAGGCCCGCCGGGTTGGTCCACCACCAATGGCTCCTCCCCGGCGGGCTGCACATCACAGGCACAGGAGGGACAAGTGAATGGTTAAGATGATATTCGTAGGGTTGGGGCCTACCGGAGAATTCCCACAGGGCAAGGCGACTCCAGATGATGAAGGCGCACTGATGGTAAGTATCAGTGATGACGGTGAGATGGTGCGTGTAGACTTCGGTACGCGCATCGCATGGATCGGCTTCGGGCCACAGGACGCAAAGCAGTTTGCCGATTCGATTGTGAAGCACGCGAGCAACTGTGTGACTCAAAAGAAGGATGACTAAAGTGGAAACGCTAGAGGCGCTAGAGATGGCGATTGCAGAGATACATAGCCAACTGTTATGGCGTGGCCCGTCAGGTCGTACATTGGCGCATGTCGTGCTTCCTCGTGAAGTCGCTGAGATATTGGCAAAGCGATGCGAGGAAAGTTTGCAGAGGCAGAAGAAATGAAACGTGTCACAGGGTTCCTTGCTGACGACGGAGTGTACTTCGATGCCAAGGAGGATGCCGAACTGTATGAGGCGCTTCATGCGCTGGAGTTCTCCGTCAGGAACATAGGGGCAGACCCAGCCAAGTTTATGATCGTGGTCGAGGGCTGTCAGGAACAACTCAGGAGGTACTTAGATGCCAAAGCTGGCTACGAAAAGAGCGAAGCCACAGGTCCGCGACCGGGGGCCGGGACAGCACCAGATAGTGTCGATCACGCCAACGACAGCCGCACAGAAGCTGCTGCACCCGTTCTCGAACAGTCGCTTGACGAACATCAACACGTGCCCGACGTACGGAGCGGTATCAGCACAGAGGCAGTACGAGACAACGGCCCGGTCGATGGCGCTGGAGGCGGGAGCGTTGATGCACGAAGTGTTCGCCGCGCTCCGCATATGGCAACTACATCGAGTGCAGCTATTGCCGCAGCACGCCCTATCGACAGCAATACGTTTGTTCGGCAAGCCGAAGCAAGAGAGAAGCTACTACGATCAAACGTTTGACTCAAACAGATGGCGCAAGTGCTGGGCTAAGGCGAACGATCAGAAGAATGATCGCGAGTCGATGATGGTGCTTGCGTTCGAGATGCTGCGTAGTAGTGGCTGGGAGGACAGTCCAGAGGACAAGATCAGGACTGTTGGCAACATGGAGATGGCGTGTATCGTGTATATCGACACCATCTTGCCTACCTTGTCCAACTTCCCGATCTACGTACAGGACAAGAAGAATCCAAACTCCGTCGTTGGGATCGAAAACACGTTCGATGTGGTGCTGACGTACGACGACGGTAAGCAGTTTAGGTTCATCGGGACGTTCGATGGCCTGACGTACAACAACGCCAAGGGATTCTCTACGCTCGAAGACAACAAGACAGCATCGAGGCTGGACGCAGGTTGGAAGGCGTCGTTCCAGTTGTCGAACCAGGTGACAGGCTATCTTGCATGCGCCGCGTCTGTGTATGGGTTCGACATCTACAACGCACGCATCCTGGGGCTCAAGATCAAGCCGACAGGTAAGGGCGAAGACGTGTGGCCTCTGGTGACGAATAGGACAGGCGAACAGCTACAGCGTTGGGCGTTCTGGTTCAGGCACACGGCGGAGATGTACGAGCAGTACAAGGACAACTATGAGCATGCGCCTCGGTATACGCATTCTTGCAATCGATACTTTCGGCCATGTTCGTTATTGTCGTTCTGCTGCGACACCCAAGATGGCAGGGTCGAGCAATGGAACGAGATGGTTCCTGCGAAGTCAAGCCCATCGGAGCTAGCAGCAGAGGGAGACTGACATGAATGTGCTTGTCGTGGACGAACTGCTCGACGCGATACATGCAATCGAAGAGGATACGCCAAGGCTTGGTGACGTGGATGCAATCCTTGGTGCGGCTATGTTTATCGGTGCGCGGCTTGAGCGTATAGCTGTGGTGCTCGAACGGATTGCGGAGATGCAGAAGAGTTTGATTCAAACAGCAATAGTGATACCGGCAGATTCTATAGGAAAGAGGTAGGCTATGGCGCTATTGCCATTCAAGATAGGGCCAGTTGCTGTAACGACTGGAGCAGAAGCGCCTCGAAGAATGGCTGTGCTCATATGGGGACCATCCTCTTGTGGAAAGACCACCTTCGCGGCAACAGCACCTGGAAACAAACTGTGGCTGTCGTTCGGCGACCAAGAGCATGTGTCAGTCGCGCATCGTCCTGATGTTCGCGTGGCTGATTTGTCGGGACTCACACCAGAGGAGATATTCAAGCACGGGAAAAGCGACAATCCTTTTGGATTAGACCAGATACTCTCGCAGCATACTGACATCAAGACAGTTGTGTGTGACTCAGTAACGGCGTTGGTGTATATGGCATTGCAGCGGTCGGTAGAGATGGGCATTGGAGCAGGCAGACGCGGTTTCATCCCGACGGTTGAGGAGCCAGGGCAGTCTGCGTACGGTGCTCGCAATGCCTTAATGCTGAAGGTGCTGACAGGGTTGCTCAGGGTGACTGCGAAGCATGGGGTACATCTGATTGCTACTGCGCACGAAGCTGATCCTGTAATGGAAATTCGCGACGGTAAGGAAGTTGTGAGTCACATAAGCATCATGCTTGGAGGGCAGTTGGTCAACAATGTAACATTCCGTCTGTCGGAGATATGGCATATGTCGGCAAACAAAGAAAATCGAAGGCTGGCGGTGCGCTCGGTTCGTCTCCGAAGACCAATGAAGTCGCGTATGTTTTCGAGTAGCAGTGATGCAGAGTTTGAGTTGAAGTACAATGCGGAATTGCCTGACAAGGGCCAGATGACCATAGCAAGATGGTATGGCGAATGGGCCAAGAAGGGCATGAAGATTAACCCGAACGGCTCAGGACAGTGAGTATCTGAAACCACTTTGGAGCAGGCTCTGTCCGACTTGCTCATCAGGAGGAATTGTTATGATTGACGACGGCGAAAGCCTTGACGTGATCGAACTGGAGGAGTCGCTCTCTGATATTGAGCGCCCTGCAGAACTGCCGCCCGGAATTTACGTGGGCGAAGTCCAGGACGTGCAGGTTGGTACGTCTGCCAAGGGTAATGCGTACTACGCGGTCAGGTTCATCATCCTGCCCGACGAGATTCCTGCTGACATTCAGGACGACTTCGAAGACGGTGCCGTCCTGTTCTGGAATCGGCAAATCAAGCCGAGGGACGGCAAAGACCGTCGTGCGCTGTTCAATCTGCGCAAGTTCGTTGAAGCCCTTGGGCTGGATGCGAACACTACGTCGATTGACCCGAACGATTGGATGGGTTGTCGTGCCCGTCTGAGGGTTCGGCAGACTGTCAACCCTCGCGATCCGGCATCTGGAAAGCGTGCCGAGATTGCGTCGGTTGAGCCGCTTGAGGAGGCGGCACCGGCTCGTGCAAGGGAGCCGGAAGTCGAAGAGGAAACGGCACCGCCTGCGCGTAGGGCAACCCGCGCTCGCCGGTAAGTAATGCAGGCGCTGCGGGGGCGACTCCGCAGCGCCTTCTCTGTTTGAGTCAAACCATGTCCTCGCGAAGGCGGGGAAGAGGAGAGGCCAAAGATGAGCGAGGATTCTAATTGGGTTCGAGACAGGATCGTTGAGGCACTGCTGAGGAAGAACAACGACACCGTAGACAAACAAGCGGATGCGATCATGGTGTTGTTGAAAGAGACTGCGCGTGAGTCCGATACGTATCATGCGTTCGTGGGGTATCTGAACACACTGCGCCTGGAGCGAGAAGATGGTTGAGGCAATTCAGCTACGGCTTGGGGAGTCGGTCATCAAAGGCGTGTGCCAGATCGTTGTCAGGATTCGGCTTGACGACAGGCGCGATGTTACGGAAGCGGCAAGGTTGCTGAAGATTACCCAGGCGCAGTTCACTCGTAATGTGGTGGTCCAGGCGGCAAGAGCAGTCCTGGCAGAGGCGAAATCTGAGGAGGCAGCGTAATGCGTGCTAGAGTAGTAGCAACCAAGATAACGCTCGGTGATTTGAAGCCGGGCGATTTGTTCTCGTACAGCGATGGGACCAATTGGAATAGTGCAATGGCTGGGGATGCTCCACCACAGGCGCTTGTCTGCACGAATACGACAGACGCAGCAGCGTTGCGAGAGGATACGCTCTACGTGTATCGTCTGACTATAATCAAGGAGAGTGTCGATAAGGACGGTACGAAGGTTCAGCAGCGGGACGCGCACATGTCGGCAGTGCTCGATCCGAATGCTCCTCCGGGTGTGGTGAAGGGACGATAGCATGAGCGATGAGCAGAATCTGAGTGGCGAGCAGGAGCATGCAATCGAGATGTGCTGCGATGTGACCAATCGTATCGCAGGGGTTACGGGTGGGGCAGGCACAGGCAAGACGCTAGTGCTTGGTCATGTGTACCGAGAACTAGCCAAGAGGTACAAGGTTGCTCTATGCGCTCCAACAGGCAGAGCAGCCAAGCGCATATACGAGCTTACCGGCATCCAAGCGAAGACGATTCACAAGTTGTTGGAGTTTCCGCAGCCTGGCAGTGATCCGATATTCGGTGATGGCGATGAGGAAGTCGAGAACATACACGAGCCAAGACGGAACGCAGCCAACCCATTCGAGGAGTTCGTCATTCTCGTTGACGAGTCGTCTATGGTGGGGCCTGAGCTA